CTTAATTCTGAAGGTATGCAAATCTTAATTCTGTAACTAAGATTTGCATACCTTCAGAATTAAGTCCACCTGAAGCGGTACTATCTGCCATAAAGATATTACTTACACCGTAGAAGGCAGAAATTCTAGTTCTCAAATCTTCCTTAACAGCCGTATAATCCATCTCCTTTAATGAATTCATAAAGGGAATCCATTCTACTGAACCCTTTGAACCACCGTCTGATTCAATTCCCATAATAGGAATGTAGTGTGGGTCTGCTTCTAACTTTTCCTTAACACCTTTCCAATACTTTACTAACGACTCCATGTTGTTAGTCTGTACAGCGAGAATACCTTTAGGCGTTCTCATCTTTGAGTATGAAGTGCTTATGTAAGACTCCATAGCCTGTAATGTAAAAATATAATTAAACAATGTAATTACAGGTGGATGACCATATAATCTTGAAGGTCCGTATTTACTAAAATGAACCACTTCTCCTGTAATGTAATGTTGTTCCTTTGTGTATGACTTATTGGTAAACTCAATAGCATGTAGATTACTTCCACATTCTCCACACTTATCATATCTCTCTTCACTAATAAAATCTCGATGTGTAATACATGTGTATCGGTAGTGACCTCTATCCCCGTCTTCATCTACTTCAATAAATAAAGTTGTAGGGTCTCCTCGGTATATCTCATTAATCTTAGACATGGCTATGTTGCCGTTTTCTTCCAAGTAGTAATCCTTAACAAGAATTAAAAAAGCATCATCCATAACATTCAAATCTGTTTCTAATTCCTTCAATACATCAATAAACAATTGGTGAGAATCATTTACATGATTCTTAAAAAAGTTTTCTGCAAATGTTTTCTGGTTATAATCAGGGGCGCGTAAATCTTCCGATTTACAATTCATACACGCATCTACATATTTTTGATGTTCATACCCACATGAAGTACACTTAAGGTCGAAAGCCTTCTTCCATTCATAGCCCCGTCGAAAAATTTCATTCTTCAATTGAACTAAACAGGTTCTTACTACTGTTGAATTTTTAGCAGTATCGTATAAATATTGACCTGCGTAATGTTGAGGGTATCTTCGCTCTTGAATACCTAAATTATAAACCTCTTTTTCAACAGGGATAGGCGTTCTTCTTTTTATTAATTGTTTAAATCTGTCTCTTATTCCCATGTTTAGTCCTCCTTAACAATTGAATCCATTTCATTCATCAAAGACCACTTACAATTATCTTTGTATTTTGTTATGTTATCTTCTTGAACATCATACTTTTCAAATTCAAAAGCCCCTTGCTTTCGTGCATCCTTCCAATTTTCCCACTTGATTAATTTAAAAATTTCAGTTACACGGTCTTTAGCCCACGGTTCTTTCTTGTAGAATTTCTTAATTTTAATAGCCTCTTGTAAAAGGCGACCTTGTTCCTTTTTCATCCGAAGGTGAGGTAGGCACTTGTCTAATAATTTTGTAATATCGTTTTGACTATAAAAGTTTAACCTATGCTGACTACGGTTATTTTCCCCTACCTTTTGGTCTAAGTGTAGGCGACCTATCTTAAGTTCTTTTTCCATTTCTTGAAAGAATGCTCGACCTCTATCTCCCGTGGCAATCATACCAATACGAGGTGAATAAGATGAGTCCATAGTAATATATCCATCAGAATCAATAAACCCTGCTACATATCCATACAAGTCCTTTTTAATTTCGTCACTTAAAATGTAGTAGTCTCCACTGACATTCGTTGCGTTAATTTTTCTAAGCATTTTAGAAATAGTCTGTGGAGTAGTAGAACGGTGATAACTTTTAGGCAACATCGAATGTATTGCGTTACTTGTAATGCCCGGATTATTGCAAATGGTTTTAGTAATCAAATTATCTAAAACTTGTTGTCTCGACTTGCGAATAGATTGATGAGGTATTTCTTTTAAGGTAGAACGAATGTTTTTCTTACTTTGTTTAAACACTTTTGAATTTTCTGAATATTCCTTTCCATAGTCTAACTCATTTTTAGAAATGTTAGCCTCCCACATCTTTACCAAATTGTCAATAACTTCTGCCCTTACATCTCCGTCTTTAATATGTTCTAATTTTCGTAGAGTGACTAAATCTGGAGTAAGCATCTTAAGTGGAGTCTTATATGGAGAAAGCCAATAAATAGAATCAATGCACTTATTTAAATGGTCTCCGTATGCGTTTATTAAATGGTCCACTGTTTTACTCATTTTGTTTCTTGCGTCACCCTTCAACTTTCTACGCATGTTTCTTAAATCCTTGATAATATTAGGTATAGACTTGTTATCAATCAAAGGTTCTTCTGGGAAAGAAGATAACATATTTCTTGCTTCAGTTAAATTTATAGAATAGAATTTTGAAATATCTTTAATAACTTCAGTCTCATCAATAGATTGATAGGGAAGCCATTCGCTAAGTTTAATGACATTTTTAACACTTTGTTCTTTTACATTACGAATTTCATCTGCTTCGTCTAATTCGTCTAATTTTCTACGAAGTTCGTTTGTGTTAATTTCATCTTCCTTACATATTAATTCCATATATTCCACCCCCGAAATTTTGTCCTTCTGGCCCTCCGAAGAAGCCGCTACTATCTATGTCTATGAAGGAGTCATTAAAAGACTTTGTGGCGTGATTAGCCAATGCTAAAGCAATAACTATATCGTCATGTGCGCCTAACCCTTCAATTTTTCCTGTACTACTTATACCAAATGCTTCAAGTTCTTGTATTATTGCATTCGATACAGCCTTAGACTTCTCATCGGCATAGGGTAGTATAATTTTATTATTCTCCAAATTCATTTGCAGGTTGAGGATAACTTCTTCTTTCTTCTTTCTACTCATGGTAAATTCCTTTACAGGAAAATCAGATATATCACGAAGTTCCATAGCGAAGGACTTAGCAAATGTATTTGTTTCAATCATTACTACTTCGGGTTTGAACCTTTCACATAAATCTGATATGCGTGTGATATGTGAACGGAAATCCATATTCTTTTCTCGAACCATAGTCACCACTTTTTTATTCATATCCTCATCTACTTCAATAACCATCATTACTGTATAGTCACCGTCTGCTGAAAGAGAAGGGTCGTACCCGATGTAATATTTGAACGCTTCATTATTACCATGATACAATAACTTACTTGTGCGGTCTTTAGACTTATCTATATACTCCTTTCCAAATAACATTGTATTAGATGAAATGGGGATGCAAAGATATTCCCTCGTAAACTTAGAAGAACCTATTTCTCTTTTTCTTTTTTCTAAAGAATCAATATCCCAACGGGAAGGCCAAAGTGCATCTCCTGTTTGATTTATAGCGGGGTAGCGTTGAACATCATATTCTGAGTTCTCGTCTAATGCGGCAAATATATCAGTGTATGTGAAAGGTGTACCGACCATTCTTAATGTAGCGGTGTGGTGAAGAGTAGGAATCATGTCTCCCCAAAACCAATCTGTAACTCGCTGTATGGCGGCAACAGAAAACTCCTTCATGGGGTCGTCAATAATAATCTCTTGAGGGTGAAGTCCACGGATTTGAGAACCAACGGAACGCTCAAGTATTTCATTTCCGTTTGTTAATCTCATTGAGCCAACAGCCCAACCGGACTTAGGTTTGTATTTTCTTAGAGCAGGAATGTTTGTAAACATTCGGTCAATGTCCTTCATGTGAACCATTGTCTGCTTTTGGTTTGAAGAAATGTAAATCATTTGATATGGCGGCGGTTGAAAAATTAATTGAAAAATACACCAAGAGTGAAAGAATACTGATTTTCCGTGGTCACGAGAACAAATGATTACTGTTCTTTGAGTTTTGTGAACTGATTTTAACCAATCACGGTGAAAGTCTGCCATCTCGAATCCGAGAATCTTTGTAAAGAAATACTCGAAGTTTCCTTCGGAGGCTTTCATATCCATTTCTGTAAGTAGGTCCATTAATTTTCACCCTTCTTCATCTAAATAGCCCCTTGACCTTATAAATAATGTCAGGACTTACCCCGTATAGATATGATATACTATTGTAAGATTCTCTTGATTCAATAATACCTTCAATATCACGAGCATATAAATCTATCCGGTCTTCCTTTTGTATCAAGTCTAACACATATTCTACATTTTCCACATTGTCTGTTTCTAAATATGCCTTGTATATAGCATCTCCCCTACCTTCTCTAAGTGTATCAACCGCTTCAACATATGCTTTATACATCGCTTCTTTATTATCTCCGAGTTCTTGTTTTATTCTAAGAGGGTTGTTTTTTAGTAATAATTTTAATTCTTTAAGTTTTCCACCCATTTTATTATCATTGGCATAACTAATAAACTGTTCGTCTTCTAAAACATCGAATATTTTTAATTTGGTAATGTTAGTTTTTATATCTTTATAGGATTCCACAGGTTGATTTTTATATTCAATTGAAAGGTTTTTTCTCCCAGCAGATAAAATTTTATACAAAAAATTGCCCATATAATTAGTAATATCTTTAGAAACACTCAACACCGCTTGTCTTTTTGATTGACCTTCATCTGGTAATAAATCCATCATATGTAGGTTTCTAAAAATAGGTTCTACCTCACCAAAGATTGTTACTGCTTCACTACCATCTAATTGTGAATACATTTTTACTTTATCAAAGAAATTTATAAGAGTTTCTAAATCTTTCACATCAATCATAATTTTTTTATTTTTAACCATAGACCTTCTAACACCCGCTCTAATAGATTTACTAGATTTTGTTGAAAGAGATGCAATCTTTTTATACGAATCAGATTTACTTGTAAAAGAAGGTTTATCAGAATAGAAGTAGTATCTCGTGTCAAACGCTTCAAAATAATATTCGTTAAACATTGATATTAACTGTTGAAAGAATTTATCTGCAAAATATGACTCATCTTCTTCAGCAAGTTTACCGGAAATAGGAATATAGTTGCCTCCCTGCATTGAGGGAGTTGCCGCACTACCTCTTTGATGTTCCCCTCTTGCTCTATTTAGATTATATCGGGCTTCAGGAATAATACTTTTAATTTCAACTATCTCGTCAAATACATTAGTAGCCATTCTATTAACTGCGTTAATATAAGATTGGTATGAAGTATATTCCCTTTCCATTAGTTTAAAACGAATAGTTTTTTTATCTATCTTGGGGATATAATATTCTAAAGTAAATGTGTAATTTTTATTTGATGAATTTTTTAAACTATTTAAGAATGATGAATTTTTACCATCATCTAAAATAGCAAATGTGTATGGACCCTCCCCTACGAGGTCACTCTTAATTTCTTCTATAAATGAGGAAATTCTTTTTAGGTAACTATTCCTAACCTTTTCTCTTACTGATGAATCATTTAATACTTCTGATAATTGTTCTTCAATACTTTCTTTAATTTGGGTAGCCATATCGCTATCAACATAGAGTCCTGAAGTTTTTTCCCCTTGATAGGCGGCGAGTAAAGAAAGAGGGTCGGCCATTTTTTTCACCATCTCAACTTCTTGTAATAGAGTTTCTTCCTCATTCTTATTGTAGTCTATGGAAGAGGTTTGTGTATTGTCTCCCCCTTCTTCAGCGTATATAGTTTCTTGTTCCTCCGTATCTACATTTGAACCCCTTGAGAATAAATCTTCATAGGCTTTCGTATCTTTACCTGTTAGGGTAGTAAGAAAGTCACTTGCTAATTTAATCAATGTTACTTGGTCTGCGTATTGAGAAGAAAAGGGTGCTTGATTAAAAGTAACAGTGTATTTG